TCTTTTTCTTTTGGATTTTTAGTTCTTTTCTCTGGTGTATCTATACCTGCAAGCCTGACACGTTCTTTTTTTGTAAGACTGAATCCAAGATCTATACTTATATCTATAGTATCGCCATCAACAACCCTATCTACAGACTTTACAAAGTATGTATACATCACTTTCTCCTCGTGAACTGTTTGTAGCCTTTCACGCCAAATGAGGCACTTATTGCTATACCTAAACTGTAAAAATACCAGTCCGGTGCCTTGTGAAGCTGCTCAAAGCCTCTGTCTACAATACCTTCTGCACCCGGTATAAAGGCTAAAATTAATGGAATACTTAAAACAATTACAAAAAATTCGTCTTTCCAAGATGACTTGCTATTCTCCGCCATGATGCGCTCCCAATCGGCAACGCTCGTCTTTTCTGATAACAATATCTTGGCTTTGGCCTCTGCTTCTGTAAGCTTCAGCTTTGCTTCTGCGGCTTGTTTTGTAGTCTTGGCATCCAGCCAACTACTAGCCAACCCTGCAACAGGGCCTAACAATTGTCCTATCATTTCTTTTTTCCTACAACTTTTTTAAGTTTTTTGGCCTGACTAGCATGTGATTTAGAAGCTTTATTCAAACCTTTTATCACCTTATTCAAGGTTTTTTTCTTTGCTTTTGTTAGTTTTGTCATTGACCCTTGCCCATATTTGTGAACCCGTAATAGGCTGCAACTATGGCAGCAATGCTAACATAATATATATTACTCATACTGGATAGCATTTCAGACGCTCGTGGTAGTTCCATCCACTCTGTAAAAACGACGCCGAATGGGAATAAAAGCATACCTGTAAGGCTAAACCATGCCATCCTACGCTGTGCGTCACGCTTGGCATCAGCGTCCATCATAATTCTACGACGGTCTTCAAGCATTATTTCGCGCTCTTCGGGATCAATCTTGCCGTTATCATTTAGATCGTACTTTGCTTTGGGCATCTGCATACTCCTGTACTATTCTTCTTTCATATCCCAATATTAGTAGCTTACCATTTTTATCATAAGCTGCAAACTTTTTACCACGTTCTACTATTGTTGGCTGTTCACTTCTAGGCAAGCTACCTTCATTGAGTTGTGTGTTACCAGTATCTTTGCCTTTTCTGCTTGTTCTAGGCATTCCTGTTTATCCGAATACGTTCCTATTTGGTAATAATGCAAGTTATCTGTG